ATTCAAGTCCGTGGGGTGCCCACACCCCACCTACTTCTAATGGTTCTAGATTAGTTCTAGTCCATTCAATTTCGTCTTCACTTGGTGTCCAATCTGTCTCTCTCATTCCATTCCATCCAGTGCGGTGGTTGTCCCCTCGCACCAGACCCATTCGCAGTCAAGACATGGATAGACCATGAATTGACCACAAGAGAACACGGGACGGCCATAGGGAACAACCGACCCACATGATGGGCAGGACTTAAACTCCTCGATGGCCAAACGGATACCTACTACCGGAAGCATCTCAGCATCGTCCGGTGGTGGTGGCCGTAAGTCAACGTCTAGAATGTTCTGCTTTAATCCTCCGAACTCAAACGTCCCATCATCTTGAATATCATGAGGTTCGACTGACCACAGATAGTCCGCCTTTCTAGAGCGGACATTATACTCTTCTCGTCCCATCTTAAATTACTCCTATGTTCACTCTTCCTCATCGGAAGGGGATGCCTCAGAGAGGACGCGCATATTCCTAACGTCCTCCCTGAGAGCCTTTATCCCATCTGCGAAATCCTTCTTCAGCATTTCTGTTTCGTTCACTATTCGTTCTAACATCTCTTCTGTTGTGTTCATATTTCCAACTCCAGTTGTTCTTCCTCAACACGGTATTCGGCCACTATCTCCTGTATAGTAGACACGGAAGCCATTGCTACCATGTGAGGAATTGCTTGCATGTTAATCAGGGTATCACCCTTCTGATTCTTTACCGTCATGCTACGGATTTCATCTAGCATCTCTGTTAGCATCTCTGGGTATTTGGAATGTTCTTCCATCCAGTGCTTGTATGCTTCCTTATCATTAGATAAGCGTAATTCATTTGCTTCCGTCATTGCTTCAGCAATCTGCTTCATCACAGATTCAACAATGCGACCACCTAACATACCAGCCATCTTGTCTAACATGATGGCTTCCTTGAGAGTCGGTGGGACTCTTAATGGATTCGACTGTTCATAGTCTGGGTATCGAACATATCCATGTCCGTCGGTCTTACCACCTTGATGTGGTATGCCCTTGATTAGAATCGTGGTCCCAGTATGGGTGTCCACCAACATTAGTTCTGGGTCACTCCGTGTTTCTGATGCCTTATCAGCGGACTCATACTCCGCTTTCATCATGGCTTCACCGAGAGCCTTGAGAACCTTACCAGTGCCAGCCGTCCAATTCATTTGCTTTGCTTGTTCACAATCCAACACCATTTCATTCACCCAATTTATTCTGAACCGATTGAGGATTATAAACGGACACAATATCATGTCGTTCTTCTGTCCTCTTGGACCTAAAACCCATACAATCTAGACAACCATGAGTATATACTCCTGATTGCTTCGGTTTGTATAGTATAGATACCAGTATTCTTTTCTCACACTTGTTGCATTTCATTTTCAATCATCTCCTGTAAAGTCATCGAGGCTTAATCCACCAGTGGGTTTCTTTTCGGGGTTGCAAATGGCACAGATTGGCCAGTACCACAGAAGCCTATGAACAAACGAACAGTCATCACACCGTTTCTTCAGCGGACCCTCTCCTTGTGTCCACATGATTGGCATTCAAACTGAGCATTAGGAATACGAACTCTATATCCCTTATTGTTATGGTTATACTCAACCATCTTCAATTCCTTCTTACCACAGGAGGGACACCTAAGCATGCTTAGGCTCCCCCCAATTGGTTGGCTCTGATATCTGCAGTGTTCTCAAACTCATGGTATGCTCTATGTCCAGCGATGAATCCACCAGCACCACGTTTAGTACCGACGAACTGTTCACCACAAGCAGGGCAGAACACCTGCACAATCTCAGCATTGAAGGTGGTTCCTTCTGGTGTATCCACTTGTTCAACAATAGTCCCAATAGATTCCTCTGGGAACTCTTCTTCTACGTCATCCGGTGGTCCTGATGAGTTAGTCATTCTACCAACCCCAACATCTGATACATCTCATTCATAGTCATAGTGGTATCAACACGAAGCCCACTGTTCTGGCAGTAATCAATTAGTTCTTGCTTACGCATAGCACGAATGTTCTTTTGGATTTTCGTAAGTCGTTCACTTGAAGCACCAGATATCAATCGCAAATCTTGAATTGAAAGACCATCCATTATTTGAGCCACTTGATTCACAGGTGGTAATGGTTCCTCAAAACTGTCTTCGACATTCAGATTGGTTTTCGACCATGCCAACAAGTCCTTCAGTTCATGATATTCTTCTGCTGTTAGAACCACATAACCTTCTTCGTATCCACCATCTCTTGATGCTTCATTGCTACGCTCATACAATGTTTCTGCTATGTCCTCAACCATATTACAACCATTTGTGACTGCTTCTGCCATTTCACTTGGAAGGTCAATATGAGACACTACTTCGTCTGCAATACTAGAGGTGTCCAATGAACTTGCAATTTCCCAAAGGTCTAAACGGTCAGTAATGTAAGACTCATCCACAATATCCTCAATTTCACCATGTATGTCCATTTCACATTTTACAGAATATGCAAGACCATCTATGTCTATGTAGTCCTCAAGGTCCAAAACCTGAATATGGGCTTCTACTTCATCACCCAACTCATCATTCAGTTTATCTAGAACGTAGTTATCAATCATATCATTTAGAGGTTGGACATCCATCTCAACCATTCGCTTTACCAATTGCTCAATAAAGTTCTCATCTTCTAGTAATGCTTCTGCTATATCCACCATTTCACTCACTCTCCGCTTCTTCCTTTGCCTTTGCTTCTGCCTTCGCAGCCTCTGCTTCTGCTTCTGCCTTTGCTTTATCAGAAATAGACACGGCAATCATTGCTTGAAGTTCGGCAACATCCATCTTAGCAACAAGTCCATCCACAACCTGACGGTTGGTCGGAGGTAGTGGTGCCGGTTCAACCTGAGGTCGAATGAAGTCAACTACTTCCATGATACGGTCGTATTCATCTCTGGTAAGAATAACACAAGCCTTTGATTGCCATGCCGATTCTTTACCGACATTCCTTTCCACGCTTGTTCTTGCTCGACCAACCAACTTTAATGCATAGTCGTCTACAGTATCGCATCCATGTTCAATCCAGTTTTCCACCTGACCTTGAACGTCGTGACTACCATCATCGTAATCACTCAAGCAGAAATTGTAACTCATCCATTCTTGAATCCAGTCACTCACGTATGATTCTGCATTGTACTCGAACCAATTTTCAACGAGACTAGTATCAGTGTTCTCTAGATAATCATCAAAGTTATCGGACATGAAGCCCTCCACCAATTTAATTACTACAATGGCGAAGTCATCACTTTGGATTATCTCGTCTGATGACTGAGATACATTTCCACCTACTTTTTCTTCAATCAATTTCACCAGATGTTCCGTGAACTGCTGTTCGATGGTCTTCTGTTCCCCGTTCTCGTTTTCCTTAACACTGTCTTCCGTCATGTTCATTCCTCCTCCCTAACAGGAAGCATGGCTATTCGCCTTGCATCCTTGATATCATGGGAGATTCGTTGTTGCACTAAGTCAATGAGACCTGCTCGGAAGTCCGGTGCCTGAGCAATGTAATACAGTGGTTGTTTCAACCACAACTCATACTTTTGTGAAGTGTAATTTGGATGGTGCCTGTCCTGATAGATTGCTTCGACCCAATCTTTTTGGCCACTACTGTGATGCACCTTGTATAGTGCTTCCAATACTGTGTTAATCGTTCTTCGGTCAATTGGACATTCAATTTCATCATTCATTGTTATCACCGTTCCATAATCTCTGGGGGGGTTGAGGATTATTAATGACGGATATCATACCCAATCACCCAGTCCACCTGTTATTTCATCGCTGGTTCTCAATGCTCTGAGTGTTTCGATAACCTCAATGGCTCTGAAACCACCATCACCGAGAACTATCTCTACTGCTTCACGGACTTCGGCAGTAGTCCAAGAACCATCTGCGTCATCCCATTCCTTGACTTTCTTTGCTAATGCATCTCCAATCATACTGGTCACATCAATTACAGTCACATCTGAATCACTCTTGGTAGCATACTCACCACCGGGCACATCAGTTGCTGGTGAACATAGTGACGGTGGCACAGTCCATACTGTTCCAACATTATGGGACTTGCGTGTGCCTCTTGATTCCAATTGCTCTACCTTGAACTTCTTAGGGTTTATCTTGACGATTTTCCCAAGTGTTTGTTCGCCGTTCGACCTACCAAAGTAGACTTGCATTCCTACATATCCTTCACTGTGTTTCATTGTTCATCACCTGCCGGTCCATCTCGTGCCCTCTGAGCGACTAAATCGTTTGGATGTCGTTCACAGTGGGCTTCTATTCTTTCTTTCATAGTGATACGTGCAGGTTCTACCCTGAACGATACAGTCGTGGAATGTTTATTCCCCTTCTTGTTCACTTGTTTCGTTTGTCTTGGTGCCATTCTCATTGTTCGTTGCATATTTATTCCTCCCCCTCGTTAATTTGGGGACTATCATCTTTGACGCTCACTCGGTAATCGAGTGGGACACTACGTTCATGTTGATACGGTTCACCTTGACGTTCAAGTGAACCATTGTGCATTGCTTTATCCCAAGCATCCAACATTGAGTATCGTAATTTCTGTTGCTCCTTCCTATCTTCTTCATCGTAATAGTCTCTATCAATAGACCATCGGTCAACCCTATCTGGTATGTCCAAGTCTGCTGGGACACGACCAGTATAAGTGATGGTGACTTCAGCCTTACAAGTGAATGTAATCTCCTTCGTTCCAACCTCAATCTCATGGATTCGTTGCTTGATTGAGTTGATATTATTCGTGAGGTTCTGTTCCAACCTATTACCAAACTGGCGCACGACAGTATCAGATTCAATGTCCACATACTCATCGGTTAGGCATAGCCTGATTGTATCTAAAGACAAATTAAAGAGCCATGATGGTCCACCTAGAGTCATCTTGTTTCCATATCGAAGACCGACCTGTATCTGATGTGATGTATCACTATCTATAGAATAACCAATACCCTCATTGTTCAGTAACCACACTGTGTTATCTTCAAACTCATAGACATGTATTGGTGCCCAAGTTATCTTACAACCTACTGCATCCTCATGTCCGTCCCAACCATCTGCTATTAGTTCTTCCCAAAAGATATGTTCCAGTTTAACATGGTCCAGTCGTCGTACTTGTATCTCGCTTTTTCCTAGTGTTCTTCCTCTCATTTCGTTCACTTCCTTTATCACTCCAATGGATGTTCAATCGAGGTATCCCCTAGTACCCATCGTAGTGATTTGATAACACCTTCCAGTGCCTTGTAGTTCCGCATGTGATGCAGCCTATCTTCCTTAGGTCCTGTGCTGTAAGCAGTGTGATGTTTGTTCTGCTTACGTTCAGCCTTGTCCAGCATATCCTCAATCTGTTCCCAAGTCCTTTCGTATGTGTAGTTCCTCATTCATATTCCCCCATTGATTCATCCCAGTCTTTGGAACCATCTGTAGTCACATCAAAAGTAAATGTCTTATCCTCTCCTCTCACCAAGTCCTTAATGTCGGGAAGACCAGTGTCGTCGGTGTTACCTATGATGTTCTCAAGTTTAGGAAGCATCTTGTCGTAAGTCGCTAAGTTAATCATCATAAGATTCCGAATCATTTCTTCAGTGATATTAACATCCTGAATATCTATACCCGTCTTGAAATTGAGTTCACCATCTTCCCTATCCATCTCATAGTTGCCAACGGCGATTCGATAGTTAGTATCAGTGATGAAGTTGGTTACTTCTTCCCTGTGTTTCTCAGGGACATCCACCCTACATCTGGAATAGAATACAATTTGCTGTGCATCCTCTCGGCATTGCAACATACAGTTCCATCGTCCATTCGTTCCCTCGAAACCTAGTATAATCACACCATCCTTTTTGGATGGGATG